TTGTTTTAATAATCTTTCTATCTCACTTATAAATTTTACATTATCTGACATAAGTTCCTTCATTGTTTTGGCAAAAATGAGCTATAACATTTTGTTTTTTATATTTTACCAATATCCAAATTTCATTATTACCCTCTGTATAATTTGGATTTTTTATATACTTTACTTTTTCTTCAAACATTTCTTCACAAAGGGGAGGTTCTTCAGAATAATAAAAAGGTATCTTTTCATATTTTAAATCTCCTCCCTTTGTAAATATAACTAAAATTAAAAAAACTACTTTCAATTAGAAAGGAATTTGTTTACTTTGAGGTTTAGCTTGTTTAGGTCTAGGTTCGTTCTTGTAACCAGATAAAATATTACCTGATTCATTAATCCAACCGATTAAACCTTTGTGTCCACCAACTTCAGAGTAATTCATTTCGCCAGTAAATTTATCATCACCTTTGAATAGAACTCCTACTTGAGCAAACACTTTAACAAACTTTGTATTACCATCTCTTGATGCACCTTTGACTCCAAGAATTGTACCCTTGTTGCCATTATCTAAATTTACATTTCCTGAGAAATCAATTTTGATGGCTTTTTCATTGTTGGCATCATAAGGAAATAATACCCAATCCTTCTGCTTACCACTACCATTGTCTGACATTCTGTCCTCCATTTTTTTTTATTGATTGTTGTTGTGATTCAAAATCTTTTTCTATTGAATCATTTTGTTTCTTCCAATCGGAATACAAAGCAGTCAACTTGGTTTCGGTTGTTTGCTTTTTAATTGTATCTTTAATTGAAATTTGTTGAGTAGATCCCTTTTGATTATTTAAGGCATTTACTAATTCTTCCGCACTAGCATATTCAGTTCCTGATAAACCAAAGGCTGCTAAACATCTTCCTAATGATGAACTGCTACAATTCTCCATAGCACTTGTTTTATTTATAAAGTTAGCATTTCTATGTTCTTCTGCATGACCAACAGCATAAATAGTATCAGAAATATATAGTTCGGTTTTAACGACAACTCTATCATTATCATGGAATAATATTTCTTCATTAAATCTAGCTTCAGGGAAATATTGTAAAAGGTGTCTGTGTCTTTCATTAACTGTAGAATATTTTTTACCTTTAATATCAACAGTTGGAATATTCTTAGCATTTATTAAACACTCCTTTCGTCTTTCTTTGAACCCTCCCTTACTTTTTTCTTCTGTCGTCTGTGGCTTTAGTTTCATTGTTTCCTTTCTTTTGTTGTATCTTTTGGTTTTCTTTAATTTGGTCAATATCTTTCTGAGCTTTAGCTTCTAAGTAACTTTGATTCTTTGCAATCATTTGATCTTTTAATTTAAATAAATCTAACTCTTTATTAAGTTTTGATATTTCATCATCTCTTATATGCAGTTGTTCTATAAGTTTCTTTTCATTGTTTTCATAAGTTCTAATTTTAGTTTGCATCTTTGCAAGTTCCATCATCACATTATCTGTCATTTTTTCCCTTTCATTACTTCTTCAAATGTTAATTTATGAACAATAATATCCTGTACTGCCTGACCTACTATTGCCCCTATATCCATGTTAAGATTTGAGGCTAATGCTTTTCTTTCTTTAGCAGTTAAAATTATGTAATCATTAAACCAAATATCCATGCTTTTAGATAGCTGACTTGGACTTAAATGATCTGCTGTAAAAGTGCCTCCTTCTTCTTTTCTTGTCCACTCTTTACCAATTGTTTTCATAGATTCTCTTTATTATTATATACAAAAAGTGTCAATAAATTATACATATTAAATTCAATTTGTGAGTTCATTATCAAATATTATGGTTGAGTTAAAACTAAAAGATATTCTTTCATTGTCTTTATCATTTGTATTGAATGGATAAACTACATGAGATAGTGAATTTGGGAATAATATCCAATCCCTAACCTCTGGCATAACTCTATAAGAATTATTATTAAACATACTTTCAGATCCTTCTATAAACTCTGTCTGACCTGAAAAATCATTATGTTCTTTAGCATTATCTGTTGAAATCATTTTAGGAATTTTTAAATAACCTACGCAGCTTAAATGATAATTACCATGCACATATTCTGTGTGGGTATGGCAAGGGTTATAATCGCCAGGTTTTGATATTACATACCAAGCAGAATTAATTAAAATAGATTTAATCTTATGTTCTATATGATTTTTGACATAAGTATTAATAATAGGATCAAAGAATTTTTGTTTCCATTTAAGCATAATTTCTGGTGATATTAAATACTCTGAATCTACATGACCGACTAACTTTTTAGACCAATCATGGTTCTTTTGTTTTTCTTTATCTTGTCTTATTTGTTTTAAATCATCTTGAAAGTCTTTCATTAATCCTAATGGCATAACTGCTTTAGCAACTGTTGAGCCAAAAGGTTTAAATAATTTAAAATTTATCTTCTCTGACATCTTCCTCCATTGGTTTAAGTTCTTTTAATTCAATTTTATATGCAGCAGGTCTATCTTGGTAGCCAAAATTTGATAGCTTTTCTGGTGGTAAATCATCATTATAAATAAATGAACCCATAACACTAAAATTAAAATCTTTATCATTATCTTTAATTATCAAAAAATAATTTCCTTTCTTTTCTCCAGGTCTTATCAGTAAAAAATTATATGATTTCTTTTCTTGGGTTCTTATCTCTATATTGTTTTGAAAGTCTGAGTCTGAATAGAATTGGTTATCATCACTATAAGAACCATTATAAAAGCTATTAGTTGCCTTTGCATAAGCAACTTCTCCTAAAGCTCCTAAGATGCCATCTGTTAGTTGTGATTTAATTCCTTTAGTGTAACCATAAGAAAAGGTTTTACCCATTTTTAAATTGCCTATGTACCTTTTAGAGGCAATATTTAAGGCTAGTTCTACTTCATTAGCTTCTAGTTTTATTTTTATCATTTAAATCCAATCAATCGTAGGTTTACCATTGTAATTAACATCATAAATAAACCAAGCAAAAGCCATAAGTCCACCTGCTAATTTTTGAGTTGATTCTTTTTTAAATGGAACTCTCCTAGTAAATATTAAAACTTTTTCTAGTTTATTTTTATTAAATATTAGTTCCCTTCTTTTAACACCTTCTAAATAAGAAATTTTAGACAACATAACCACTTTATTTTTTGCCAATTCAAATGCTTTTAATGTAAATTCTGTAGCTAAATTAAATGGAGGATTAGTTACAATGTTATCAACTTTTTTATTTGATTCTAAAAAATTAATTCCTGTATCTCCATAACCTCTGTCAATCAAATCTGAGCTGTAAACATTATAATTATTTTTAATCATTACTTTAGACATAGCACCATTACCACAGGCACACTCCCAAATATCACCTTGAAACTTTTGCCTATCTAATAAAGCCTGTGTTGCAGATTCTGGTGTTGGGTAAAAATCGTCTTTTTCTCTGTCGCCTCTTTCATTATGACCTACATAAGCCAAAGCACTACTTTTTTTCATATTTATCCTTTCTTGCTTGTTCTAATTCATTAGTTCTTTTTTCATATTGTTCAATAGTTTCGCCAGAAAAATATCTAAACCAACATTCTGCACAATAGTCTTTGCCTTTCTCAACTACATCAGCTTTATTTTTACATTTAATACAGGTTCTCATATCTCCATAAATATTCATTAATTAGTTGCATAATAAAAAATAAGTAAAGCTATCTCTACTGCGATAATTGTTTCAAGCATTGTATTTGTTCCTTTGGTTTTAGGTTTTTAATCCTATTCCAAGTAACACCATTGATAGACCTAGATCCTTCAATGATGTTCTTGAAAGTTTGTATAGCTAATCTTTCTATATTTAGCTTAGTTGAGTGTTTGTCTTGTTCTTTCATTTATATTCTTTTTTAATTGGTCTAATTTCTTGCTCCAGAGCTCTTTCCAACCTTTAGGACAATTATATTTCATCTTTTCTAGGTTCTTTAATCTCCGATCATCCGTTAGCTTTACATAATCAAATATTAAAGGTAAACCATATTTATTTCTAGTCATAATTACCGCCAATCAAATAAGTTACAATCAACTAACCCATCATCCAAATATCTAGTTAAATTTGGAAAAGGCATTACTGTATATTTATTGTCATAGCAGCTTTCACAAAAATAATTAAATACTTCTTTTTTTTCATAAGTTGTCTTATCACAAGTTGAAACCTCTAAATCAGCTTGTTTTTTACATTCTTTACAAATTTTCATTTCTCCCCCTTTATAAGTTTAATTATATTATTAAAGTATTGTTTAGGTAAAGGAACTATTTCCTCCTTTATTCTAAATTCAACATCTTCCATATCCATAAAATCGTAAAACTTCTTACCTTTATTTTGCGACTCTAGGATATTAGTTATTGATTTATAGTCTTTAGCTTTCATATTACCTTTCTTTTAGTTTCTGATCTCATCAGTTAGGGATTAACCCTAAGACACCCCCAAGAATGAGGGTGTTTCGATCTAAGCATTTAAAACTTTGTATTTTTCTACTTTACCCTCCATAATATCTGATAAACCTTTTTGCCAATTATCTTTAAATTCATCTTTAATTTGTTTGATCCATTCGTATGATCTTAATTCATTATCAAACCACATCCACTTTTTTTCAGTTCTAAATATATTTTCATCATAATATTGTAGAATTTGTGTTGCTCTGTCATCATCAATAAATAAATATTTAGTTTGTGGAATGTCATCTCTTGAATTTGAATATTCATAAATATCATTCATTCCATCAAAATGACCTTCTTTAAATTGAGTTGAATATTCTTTAAGTTCATTAAAAGATTTGTCAGAACCTTTTAAAACTTTAATATCAACTGAATTACCTCCGCTAAAGTTTTTTGAACTTGCTCTAACTTCTAAGCCTAAAGATTTTGCTTTTGCTTTTAATAGTTTTGATACTTGAGCTGCTTTTGATAGTTTTTTCATTGTTTCCTCTTTCTTTGTTGATTTGTTTTTCATACCTAATTTATACACATTCTGTTCTATTATGCAAACTATATAAGCTAAGATTGTAGAAATATTTATGTTCGCTAAATGTTCTTATTGATTACCCAAAATTTGACATATAGAAGGTCTAGCAAGGAAGGAATAAAAGAATATGGAAAAGACTAAAAATGGGTTCGCTATGATCCCAAATTCAATCATATATGACGATAAACTTGGAAATGAGGCAAAAGTCTTATTTTGCTATATAAAGTCATTATCTGCTAATTATAGGAACTTAAGAAACTCTAATTTATGCAAGAAACTTGGTGTTTCTGTCAATACCTTGCAAAAAGCTAAAAAAGAGCTTGTTGATAATGGTTACTTAGTTATTCACAGGTTATCAAGTGCTAATAGATATACATTAAGACTACCCAAAAATAGGGTAATCAGGGTGTCAAAATCTAAGCAGTCAGACTACCCAAAATTTGGGTACCATTTAGAGAGTAATAACAATAGTAATAATAACAATAGTAATAAGAAAAAGTTTAAAGGTTTTAAGAAATGAATGAGGATGAATATTACTATAATAATGAACCTTTACAATTAAGCTATAGGAACACCTACACCCCCCAAGACAAAATTGAAATTGTTTTAAAGATAGAAAATGAC